TGGCAGAGATGACGAATGGAAGAAAGAAACAATTGCAAACACTTCAGAAGCACAATTCGAACAAGAGTATGGAAACTCATTCTTAGGAACTGGTAATACACTTATCAATAGTAATACACTACTTGGTATGAGAGCATTAGACCCCGATTGGAATAAAGACAATCTGTTTCTATATGAAAGACCAATTGAAGGTCATAGATACGTTTGCACTGTAGATGTATCAAAAGGAAGAGGTATGGATTACTCTACATTCACGATTATAGACGTGACTACGAGTCCATTTAAACAAGTTTGCACGTATAGGGATAATATGATATCACCTCTTCTCTTTCCCGATATTATAAATAAATACGTAAAACATTATAATGAACCAGTCGTTATTATAGAAAATAATGCAGAGGGTGGAATGGTTGCAACACAATTACATTACGAGATAGAATATCCGAATGTTTTTGTCCAAGGTCAATTAAAAGCAGAAGACATTGGTGTAACTATGTCGAGAAAGATTAAGAGAATCGGTTGTTCTACTCTTAAAGAATTATTAGAAGAAAATAGACTTATCCTCAACGATAGGCACACTATAACAGAACTTATGACTTTTGTCCATAAGGGAAATAGTTGGGAAGCGGATAGAGGATATAATGACGATATGGTCATGAATTTAGTGTTATTCAGTTGGTTTGTAACAACTGCATACTTTGAACATTTAACAGATACACAAGTTAAAGACTTATTATATGCAGAACAACAGAAGTTAATAGAAGATGATTTACTACCAGCTGGTGTTTTTGACGGACAAAGTGGTCAAGATACCTTTGTAGACACTGAAGGAGACAGATGGTTCACATCATCTATGAATAATTAAAACAAAGTAGGTTTGTTGGGTTATTTAAAGTTATAAATAAAACAGTAAACAACTTTTTACATTAACAGGAGTAAAAGTATGGCATTTCAAGTATCACCAGGCGTACAGGTCTCAGAGATAGACCTTACAAATGTTGTTCCAGCGGTATCATCAACTACAGGTGCATTTGCTGGACATTTCCAATGGGGCCCTGTTGGTGAAGTAGTAACAGTTTCAGATTCAAAGGGTTTAGTTGATAATTTCTATCAACCTGCTAATTCCGACGCTGGAGCAGAGGACTTCTATTCAGCGGAAGCATTTTTAAAGTATGGTTCATCACTTAGAGTGGTTAGAATCAACACATCTCAACTAAACAACGCAAACGCTTCAAACGCAACTGCATTATTAAAGAACGATGACGATTACGTCAACACTTACCAAGATGGTTCTCAGAGTGGAACTGTAGGTAATTACATTGCAAAATACGCAGGTTCTTTAGGTAATTCATTAAAAGTTTCCGTTTGTGGTTCATCAGATGCGTATTTTAACGACGCAGTAACAACAACTTCTGCACAAGAATCAGTAGGACAGACAACAATATCTGTTACTGCTTCTTCAGGAATGTTTGTTAGAGATATCGTTAGATTCGCAGGTCACAATACAGAGTATAGAGTGACTTCAATCCCCGATTCAACTTCAATAGTAGTTGAAGCAATCGGACAACCTGCTGGAACAGGTCTAACTGCATTAGTTGCCTCAGGTGCTAACGTAGATAGATATTGGGAGTTCTATAGTTCTTTCGATAAAGCACCTGGCAAGTCGGGTACTGCAACTGCCGCTGGTGGTTCAGATGACGAAATTCACGTAGTAGTTTCAGACGAAGACGGAGAGTTAACTGGAGTTAAAGACACAATCCTAGAAACATATGGTTTCTTATCACTTGCGTCAGACTCAAAAGGTTCTCAAGGTGAGTCAAACTATTACAAAAACGTAATTGCACAAAAATCAGACTATATTTACTGGTCAGGTCATTCAACAGACCTACTTGCAAGTGCAAACGAAACAAGAACACACTTACAATCTGCTACAACAGCATTTGGAAGACCTTCAGGTGTTATCTCTCACTCATTACAGGGTGGAGTTAACGGAAGAGCTCCTACTGCTGGTGAGAAATATGGTGCATACCAAACACATTTCGGTGATGCAGAAACAGTAGACGTGTCATTCTTAATCGTAGGTTCAACAAGAACAGACGATGGTTCAGGTAACGAACAAGATTTACTTGCAGACCACAACACAATATGTAACCAAATTATACAAATTGCAGAAGACAGAAAAGACTGCATGGTTATATGTTCACCAAGACGTGCAAGTGTTGTTGGTGTATCAAGTGAATCAACACAATCAACAAACGTTATTGCTGATTATTCATCAGTCACTTCTTCCTCATATGCAGTGTTAGACAGTGGTTGGGTATACTCATATGACAGATATAACGACAAATACTGCTACGTGCCCTCTAATGGACATACAGCGGGTATTATGGCAAGGTCAGACTTATTAAGAGACCCATGGTTCTCACCTGCTGGTTTCTCAAGAGGTCAATACTTAGGTATTACTAAACTTGCTTTTAATCCTTCACAATCATCAAGAGATGACTTATATCGTGCAAGAATTAACCCAATTGTTACCTTCCCAGGCCAAGGAACAGTATTATTCGGAGATAAAACAGCACTAACTTCACCTTCTGCATTCGATAGAATCAACGTAAGAAGGTTATTCATAGTATTAGAGAAAGCAATTGCAGTTGCAGCTAAATCACAACTCTTTGAATTCAACGATGCATTCACAAGAGCTCAGTTTAGAGCTGCTGTAGAACCTTTCCTAAGAGACGTTAAGAACAGACGAGGTCTAGTAGACTTCTCAGTATTATGTGATGAAACTAACAACACTGATACAGTTATAGATAGAAACGAATTTGTATGTTCTATCTTTGTGAAACCTGCTAGAAGTATTAACTTTATAACTTTGAATTTCGTTGCTGCTAGAAGTGGTGTCGATTTTGAAGAAATTTACAGTGCAGTTTAAGGAGAAATAAATGGCAACTATAGACCAATTTAAAGCACAACTTATCGGAGGAGGCCCAAGAGCTAACCGATTTAAAGTTTTCATACCAAGAGCTGGTAATAAGATTGAATTCTTATGTAAAGCTGCTAATATCCCTGCGGCTACGTTGGGAGAAGTTGTGGTTCCTTTCAGAGGACACAATCTTAAACTTGCTGGAGAGAGAACATTTGCTGACTGGCAGATTACAGTTATCAATGATGTTGAGTTCTCAGTAAGAAGTGGTCTAGAAGCATGGCAAGAAGAGATTCAAGCATTAGATAGTGGAGAAGGTTCAACAACTACAGACTATCTTATTTCTAGAGCATTCGTAGAACAGCTTAACAAAGATGACTCAGTCCTTGCGAGATACGAGTTTTTCAACATGTTCCCAAAAAACATAGGTGAAATTGCTTTATCATATGATACAGTAGATGCACTTGAGGAATTTACAGTTGACTTTACTTTCTCTCACTGGGAAAGAGTTCAATAACTTTTACAGTGAAAAGTGACCACTATAATGTGGTATAAATATTAGTATGGAAATTTTAGGGTTTGAAATAAATCGTAAGAAAGACGATTTAAGAACGATAGAGGACAAAAATCAAAAGTCCTTTGTCCCACCCGTTGACGATGATGGAACTCCCGTCATTGAGCAACAGAGTGGTTTCGTATCGGGTGCAGCCTACGGGTCGTATGTCGATATGGAAGGTGGTGTCAAGAGTGAGGCAGAACTCATTCGTAGATACCGAGAAACCTCTTTGGTTCCCGAGTGTGATTCGGCAATCGAAGATATAGTCAATGAGTGTATCACTTCTGACACATCAGATAAGATAGTGACCCTTGACCTCAGAGATGTAAAACTCTCTGACAGTATCAAAACAAAGATACAAGAAGAGTTTAATCACATCTTATCTCTAATGAAGTTCAATCAGAACTCTCATGAATTATTCAGAAAATGGTACGTAGATGGAAGAATATACTTCCATAAGGTTGTTGATAGTAAACGACCTAAGTTAGGTATCGTTGACCTAAGAAATGTTGACCCAATTAAGATTAAGAAGGTCAGAAACATTGAAAAGGAAAAAGACCCTAGGACTAAGATAGATAGAATTAAAAAGATTGAAGAATTCTATATGTTTAACGACAAAGGATTCGATAAATCGACTGCAACCGAAGGGGTTACAGTAAAAATTGCACCTGAGGCAGTGACATACACTACTTCGGGTCTATTAGATTACACTAAGAATGTTGTAATCGGGTATTTGCATAAAGCATTGAAGACTGCAAATCAGTTATCAATGTTAGAAGATGCACTTGTTATCTATAGGATATCAAGAGCTCCTGAAAGAAGGATTTTCTACATAGACGTAGGTAACCTTCCTAAAGCAAAGGCAGAACAGTATCTTGCAGACGTTATGAATCGTTACAAGAACAAGTTAGTCTACAATGCAGATACAGGGGAAATCAAAGACGATAGAAAACATATGAGTATGTTGGAAGATTTTTGGTTACCAAGAAGAGAAGGTGGTAGAGGAACAGAGATTACTACACTTCCAGGCGGACAGAATTTAGATGATATTGCAGATATAGAATACTTTAAGAAGAAACTATATCAATCACTAAACGTTCCTGCCTCTAGAATGGAAGCAGACAATGGATTCAATATGGGTCGTGCGTCTGAAATTTCTAGAGACGAACTTAAATTTAATAAGTTCACAAACAGACTTCAGAAGAAGTTTGCAAGAGTTTTTACTGATATTCTTAAGACACAATTAGTTCTTAAGGAAATCACAACTGGAGAAGAGTTTGATTTAATCAAAGACTTCTTACAGTACGATTTTGCAACCGACAATCATTTTACAGAGTTGAAGGATGCAGAAATAATGAGAGAGAGAATAGATACTCTTTCTCAAGTATCCGACTATGTTGGACAGTATTATTCTAAAGAATATGTTAGAAAATACATTCTAATGCAGACGGAAGAAGACATTAAAAAGATAGATAAACAAATCTCCAAAGAAGGAGAGGGTGAATCAGATGAAAAAGGCGAAGATGACTTCGGAGGATTTTAATAAATGAGTAGTGAAATAGCAAAAGAAATAGTAGATTCAATAGAACAAGGTAAGTTGGATACTGCAAAAGCACAAGTTTTTGACGGAATCAAACAGAAGTCTGCAGAAGCAATCGACATGAAACGTGTTGAAATGCAAGTAGACTGGATGGATAAACAACCTGAACCTACTGGTGAAGCTGAAGAGTAATGAAATCATTTGCAGAAATTTCTGTTGAGTTAAAAGAGGCAAAGTTTAAACTTCCTCGTGGACATAAAGAACTCAAGAGAGACGTTGTTAAAGTAGGTGGTAAGGAGATAGTAATCACTTACACTGAATATAGAGGTAAGGTTCATGTATACGTAAATGGACAAGACTTCGGAGGTGCAACGTACAAGGATATGAAAACTGCAGAGAAAGAAATGAAATCCATGAAGAGTGTCATAAAACAAATGTCTGAGGAAGAAAATATAGATATAGAGGAAATTTTCAATGAAGTTAATATCAGAGTTTAATGATTACAGTGTTTCTCCAATCATAGTAGAGGAGAACGAAAAAGGACAAAAAGAATACTTTATCGAAGGTATTTTTATGCAATCCGAAATTAAGAATCGTAACGGAAGAGTATATCCTAAAGAGGTTATGCAGAAAGAAGTAGGACGTTACGTCAAAGAATTCGTTGAAAAGGATAGAGCATTCGGTGAGTTAGGACACCCCGAAGGGCCAACTATCAATTTAGACAAAGTGTCTCACATGATTACCAAATTAGAAGAAGATGGTAACAATTACGTGGGACGTGCAAAGATTTTAAGTACCCCCAATGGTCAAATCGTAAGAAATTTGATTGATGATGGTGCTAAATTAGGAGTTTCATCTCGTGGACTAGGTTCCCTAGAACAAAAAGGTGGTGCTCAATACGTAAAAGATGACTTTCAACTTGCAACAGCAGGTGATATCGTTGCAGACCCTTCTGCACCTGAAGCTTTCGTTAACGGAATTATGGAAGGTACAGAGTGGGTATATGAGAACGGATTACTTACTGCAAGACAATTTGACGAAATGCAGACTGAAATTAGGTCTGCTAAGTCGAATAATTTGGAAGAAGTTACAATTAAACAGTGGAAAAGGTTCGTTGAGAGTCTTTAACATATAAATAAAAAAGTAAACTCAAACAGGAGAAAAACATGGCAGAGTTAGAAAATAACCTAGATACAGTCGAAGAGACTGTTGAAGCTATAGAGGAAGGTCAACAACCTAACGCTAAAGCTGAAGATGGTGACAAGAAGCCAGTAAAACAAGGGTCTTCCGACGCTGAGAAAATCGAAAGCGGAAAGGGAGATGTCGTCAAACCTGAAGAAAATCCTGTTGACAAAGCTGTTGCATCAGTAAAAGCTGCTGAGAAAGCTCCTTCAAACGAAGGTGACGCTCAGAAGAAAGGTGCAGACAAACCTGAAAAGATGGAAAAAATCAAAGAAGGTGAAGAAGATTCTAAAAAAGATGTTGTTGAAACATCTAAAATGGAAAACATTAAAGCTATCGTCAACACTATGAAGGAAATGACTAAAGAAGAACTTCAAAAAACTTTTGGTGCTATATCAGAAGACGAAGTTGACGAGACCTTGACAAAAGCAGAAGTCGCTAGAAAAATCGTTGAAACACTAAAGAAACTTGACAACGAAGAAGTTGCTAAGATTCGTGAAAAGTATGAAGACGAAGAAGAAGAAGAAAAGGAAGAAGAAGTCAAAGAGGAATCTGTTGACGAAGAAACTTCTGCTGAACTTGAATCTTCATTAGTCGAGATAGAAGTAGAAGACGACCTATCTGCAATCTCAGAAGCTCTTGAACTTTCAGAAGAGAATCAAGAAAAAGCAAAAACAATCTTCAAAGCTGCTGTAACATCTAAAGTTGCAGAAATTAAAGAAGAACTAGAGTCTCAATACTCAGAAGAATTAAAAACCTCAGTAGATAAAGTCAAAGGTGACCTTGCGGAAGCAGTTGACAAATATCTTACTTATTGTGCAGATGAATGGACGAAAGAAAATGAACTTGCAATCGAAAGAGGTTTGAGGTCTGAAATGACTGAAAACTTTATCGAAGGGTTAAAAACATTATTCGTAGAACACTACGTTGATGTTCCTGAAGATAAGTACAACGTCATTGACGAACTCGCAAATCGTCTCGATGAGATGGAAGAGAAACTTGATAACGAAGTGTCTAAAAACATGGAAATTGTTGAGGAGAACGACTCTCTCAAGAGAAGTAACGTGATAAGAGAAGCCTGTGAAGACTTGTCTGAATCACAAAAAGAGAAAATGGAATCTCTTTCAAATGGTGTAGACTTCAAAGATATCGAAGACTTTCAAGAGAAAGTAACAGAAATCAAAGAAGCTTATTTCCCAATTGAAGGTGAAACCATCTCTGAAGATACAGTTGTTGAAGAAGGAACAGGAGAATTTGCTTCTAACGAAGATAAAGTCCTAGACCCTTCAATTGCTAGATATTCAGAGGCATTATCAAAACTTAAACCATTAGGTTAATTTAAAGGAATATTAAAATGTTTTTATCAGAAAACTTACAGGAGAAGTGGGAGCCGATTCTAGAACACTCCGATTTACCAAAAATCGAAGATAGCTACAAACGTGCAGTCACAGCTGTTATCCTTGAAAACCAAGAGAACGCTCTTAACGAAGACAGAGCTACTCTTGCAGAAGCAGCACCTTTAAATTCCACAGGTACAGGTATTTCTAACTGGGATCCAATCTTGATTTCATTAGTAAGACGTGCCATGCCAAATCTCGTTGCATACGACATTTGCGGTGTTCAACCAATGACAGGCCCAACTGGTCTTATCTTTGCTATGAAAGCAAGATATAACGATGACGTTGACGCTGATAGACTGAATACATCAGAAGCTTTACATAACGAAGCTAGAACTGATTACTCAGCATCTGCTCAAACAACATCAACAACAGTTGGAAGTGACCACTCAGGAGACCCATTCAATGGTTCTTATGCGTCACAAACTTCAGGCGGTATGTCAACAGCTAGTGCAGAAGCATTAGGTGACGCTGCTGGAAACCATTTTGCTGAAATGGCATTCTCAATTGAGAAAGCTACAGTGACAGCAAAGTCAAGAGCACTTAAAGCGGAATATTCATTAGAACTTGCACAAGACCTTAAAGCAATCCACGGCCTTGATGCAGAATCAGAACTTGCAAACATTCTATCATCAGAAATCCTTGCTGAAATAAACAGGGAAGTTGTAAGAAGTGTTAACAACCAAGCGAAAACTGGTGCAGCTGCTACAGCTTCAGCAGGTACTTTCAACTTGGACGTTGATGCAAATGGTAGATGGTCTGTAGAAAAGTTCAAAGGACTATTGTTCCAAATCGAAAGAGAATCAAATGTTATTGCTAAAGAAACAAGAAGAGGAAAAGGTAACTTTATCCTTTGTTCTTCAGACGTAGCTTCTGCTCTTTCAATGGCAGGTGTATTAGATTACGCTCCTGCTTTATCAACTAATCTTAACGTTGACGATACTGGTAATACTTTTGCTGGTGTATTAAACGGAAGAGTTAAAGTCTACATAGACCCATATGCGTCTTCAGACTACTTAACAGTTGGTTACAGAGGTTCAAATCCTTATGACGCTGGATTATTCTATTGCCCTTACGTTCCATTACAAATGGTTCGTGCAGTTGGTGAGAATACTTTCCAACCAAAAATTGGTTTCAAAACAAGATACGGAATGGTATCTAATCCTTTTGTTGGTTCAACACCTTCAGACGGACTTGCTTCAGCAGGAACTAACCAATACTACAGAAAATTTGCAGTATCAAACATTCTGTAAAAAAAGTTTAGAACTTTTAAAAAGGGTCTTTCGAGACCCTTTTTTTGGCACTAAATATAAGGTATCAATAATGATACAGACATAAACACACACACAAGGAGGAAATTATGTCAAATGGAAAATCAGGTTATGAAATACGAGCCGACTTACTAAGTATGGCTCAGTCTATACTAATAGAAAACTTATCTAGGAAAAACGATGCGGTTTATACCCACAACGATAATCACCCTGATGATAAGAAACCTTTAATAACTACTTCAATCAATGCTCAGGATATTATTGCTGTTGCATCTGAATTGAATGAGTTTGTTAATGAGAAATAACTATAAATAGTATTGTGGGGTGGAATTATTCACCCCCTTTAGAAGGAATAAATTATGTCAGAATATGCAAAAACAGTGAAAGTGTTAGAAGGCCCTTGGGAGAAAAGTGCATTCCCAAATGGTATAGAAACAACAGACGTTATCAGTAGAACCATATCTACACGATACATTAAAGAAGGATACCTTTGTGAAGAGGTAGTTCAAAGAGAATATCGTGGTGATGATTATCAAGATACCACAACGTCAAAAAGGATTATAAAACTTGACTGAAATTAACAAATCAATTCTTAATAAGAATAATTTTAGATTACTAATTGACAAAGTTCCAGCAGTGGAATACTATGTTCAATCAGTTAATATCCCAGGCTTATCATTTACAGAGACAGTAAGTGCAGCGGGTGTAGGATTAGATGCATTTTTCCCAGGCGATAAAGTGTCATTTGAATCCTTAAGTGTATCATTCTTAGTAGACGAAGACCTTGCAAACTTCAAAGAAATGTATGATTGGATGAATGCAATCGTTCCAGTTTCAGACCCAACTGCCTTTGCAAACTTTACTGGTACGGAAAAGACTGCAACTGGTAATTACAGTGACGTTACTAACGACCTTGCACAATATTCAGACATTACAATAGTGGTCAACACTAATAAAAACATACCAAATAAATTTTTCAGATTTCATGATGCATTCCCTATATCTCTCAGTGGTATAGAATTGCAAAGTGGTTCAGAAACCGACGCTGTTGTTGCAACAGTTGAATTCAGATTTACATATTACGACATAGAATCCACTTCCTAAAATACCATAAATATGGTATAATAGTATATTATGACTTTAGATGAAATTAAACTAGAGTGGGAAAAGGATTGTGAAATTGACGATATCGAACTAGATAAGTCTTCTTTAGAAATCCCTAAACTCCACGCAAAATACCAAGACTTGTTATCCAGTAAGATACTTGTTATGAAACAGTATCAATACAAATATGATACACTTCTAAAGAACAAGTGGTTATGGTATAACGGAAAAATGTCTCAAGAACAAATTCAAGAGTTAGGTTGGTCAGACGACCCATTGGACGGATTAAAAATTATGAAAAACGACTTACAACTGTTCTATAACTCAGACAAAGACATTCAAGAACTGAATGCAAAAATCGAATACTTAAAAGTAACAATAGAATATCTTAAAGAGTGTATGCAAAATATCACTTGGAGACACCAAACGATTAAGAATACAATCGATTGGAGAAAGTTCATGGCAGGTTCATAATGATATATCAAAACTATGTTTGGATTGCAGAAGGATATTTCACCCCAACAGAAGTTGATACTATAATTGCATGTGCAAATAGAAAAGAGTGGGAAGGTGGAAGAGTCGGATTCGCAGGTTTTGACCCTGATGGAATAGAAACAATAGACGGAAGTGAAAGAGACGAAATTAGAAGGTCAGAAGTAAAATGGTTACAACATGAAGAATTACCACAACCATTCCATGAAAAACTTGCAAGTGCAGTTGAGTATGCAAGAGGAGATAATCTTTGGAACTGGGATTTAGATTACTTTGAAAACTTTCAATTCACCAAATATGCAGAACAACCTAACAAAAAGAAAGGTGATTTCTATACATGGCATACAGATTCAGGCCCAGTTGGACAAGAACATGGAACAGACGGAAAGGTTCGTAAGTTAAGTTGCACTATTCAATTATCAGACCCCGATGAATATGAAGGTGGTCATTTTGAATGGTTAGAACCTACTGGAACTTTTGATAAGTTACAATTAGGTCAGAACAATATTCTTTTAGATAATATGAAAAAGACTGCACCATTCAGTGCAAAGACAAGAGGTAGTATTATCATATTCCCTTCAGACGTTCACCACCAAGTCACACCAGTCACACGAGGAACTCGAACATCACTAGTAGGGTGGTTAGTAGGTAATCCTTTCAAATAAAATGGAACTATTACGTGCATTCGGGCCTAGAGTTGCGAAGTATAAATTGTCTGAATCAGAATCTAAATCTCTATTAGAAATCTGTAATCCTATGCAAATGGACGCAACTGAAACTCTTGTTGGTTATATCAAAGAAGAAAAGTTTATCGGTGATTCTTTAAGACGAACTGAAGTATTCAATACTCTAAAATCAAATATACAATCATATATCAAAGAAGTCGATAGTGGATACTTTGATAAGGATTCTGATATCGTAATGGATTCTGCATGGTATAATAAACAAATTGCACTAGAGTATAATCCACCACATTGTCATTATCCAATATGTGATATAGTATGTGTTATATTTCCTTCTATACATATAGACGAGAATGCAGAATCATATAAGAACAATAGTAATACAGAACAACAGGGTCAACTCCACCTTACATATGGTGAGGTTGGGTTAAATGGGTTCGGAACTGCACGAGTTGTGGTGGAACCCGAAGAGGGAGATATGTTTGTATTTCCTTCAACACTAATACACTACACTTCTCCAGTTTTAGGAAATAGTGAGAGGTATTCTATATCTTGTAATTGGAAATTTGCTTCACATGGTTAGAGTAGAAAAAATAGACGAAGTCTTTATGAAGGTTCATTGTGATGACGGACTTGCAAGAGACCTATATGATTTCTTTTCATATACAGTTCCAAATGCAAAGTTCATGCCTTCATATAAGAATAAATTTTGGGACGGAAAAGTTCGACTGTTTTCTTTAAAGACACATAAGATTTATATTGGTTTACTTCCATACGTGGACGATTTCTGTAGAGAACGTGGATATGACTTTACTGGTATACAAGACGTTATAGGAGAAAAGGAAAGAGAGAAAGTTAGTCAGTCATGGTTAGCAGATTTAAACCTTCCTTTTGAACCTAGAGATTATCAAATAGATGCATTTAATACTGCAATTCAATACGGAAGACAACTTTTACTTTCACCTACTGCAAGTGGTAAATCCCTTATCATATATTTACTTACAAGATACTACAACAAGAAAACTGTTATCATAGTTCCTACTACTTCACTGGTAGAACAAATGACAAAGGATTTCCAAGACTATGGATACAAAGACCCAATCTGTAAAATATATCATGGTCAAGAAGTATTCGATTCACCTATAACAATTACAACATGGCAGAGTTTTAGTAAAGCACCTAAAAATGTTTTACAGTCTTTTGATATGGTTATCGGAGACGAGGCACATTTATTCAAAGCACAAACACTAAAAGGTATATTAGAAAAAATGAAAGACACTGCAATTCGTTTTGGTACTACTGGTACACTGGACGGAACTGAAGTTCATAGACTACAACTTGAAGGATTATTCGGCCCAGTCAAAAAGGTCATAACTTCAAAAGAACTCATGGATTCGGGAACAATTGCAAATTTAAAAATAGATTGTGTCATACTTCGTCATACCAAACAGAAGAAAATGACCTATCAAGAAGAAATGGATTACCTCGTAAGTTGTGATAGTAGAAACCAATTTATAACTAATTTGGTGGGTTCCCTAAAGGGTAATACACTGGTGTTATTCCAATACATAGAGAAACACGGACAACCTTTATGGGAAATGTTTAATCCTATGGTCAGTAGACAAAAAGGAACATTACATTACGTACATGGTGCAACTGATACAGAAGATAGAGAGGCAGTCAGAACGATAGTTGAAAATGCAAAAAAGAAAAATAATGTCATACTTGCATCATACGGAACTTTCTCTACTGGTGTAAACATAAAGAAAATTGATAATGTGGTTTTTGCAAGTCCTTCTAAATCAAGAATACGCAACCTTCAGTCTATTGGTAGAGGTTTAAGAAAGACAAAAGGTAAAACTGAAATGAGATTGTTTGATATTGCAGACGACTTACAATGTGATAATTACACCCTTGGTCACCTAAAAGAACGTATAAATATTTACAACGAAGAGAATTTTTCTTACGAAATACAACAATTTGATTTAAAGTAATGGCAACTCCAAAAGATTTAATACCTCAAAAATACGAAGTTATCAAACTTAAAACTGGTGCAGAGTTTGTAGGAATGGTTAGAGACTCAAATGAAGGTCTCGAAGTTACTCTACCTATGATTTGTCATTTATCAGTTCAACAACCAATCAATTCAACTCTTGCAACGTTTTATCCGTATGCACCAATGAGTGAAGACCCTATTGTCAAGATTCCTTTTGACCAAGTCTTACATAGAAGTAGCATGAATCAACAGTTCATTCCGTTCTATGACGAAGCCTCTTCTAACTGGTTAAGAATGGTAGAGGATAAATCCATACCACTAACTAATGATTTAAAAAGTATTTCGAAAGAGTACATGAAAAAAGCAGTTGATTCCATTTTAGAAAATGTAAGAGACGAAGATTTATTTGATGAATTTTATGAAGAACTTGGTGAGAGTGAATTTGAAACTGCAATCCCACCCAAGGACAAAACAAAACTTCATTAGGATTTGTTTTTTTCTAAATAAGTGCGTATAATTTAGACTTATATATACTTATACAAAATATTTATAACTAACTTTTAGGAAAACCATGACCACAGCAACTTTATTTGCGAAGAGCATGGTGCGAAAAGCTAGAGAAGTCAACCACGACCTTCGTCCTCAGAAACGAAAGTTAGTTGACACTATCGAATTTCTAGTGCTAATGACTCTTCCTTTCTTACTACCATTCATCATAATGTTTTACGCATCATCTATGAGAATGATATAATGAAACATAAACTCAGAGATACTTTGGAGATAACCACACTTGTGGCTGTCTTCTTAGTGTCTGTAATATCAATAACAGGAATATAATATGAGAGAACTAGGACAAGCATTACTATGCACACTTGCAATAGGTGTGTTTTTTGGATTTAAGATATATCCAAATTTAGAATATACAGGTGGAACTGGAGGACATAGTTGCACGGGTCAGTGTTATGTTGACTATGTTGAACAATTCGGAACACCTGCTGAAATAGAACAGAGAAAACAGGCACTTGCAAACTTAGATGAGTTCAGTGATATCAGAAGTCTATGGGCGGGTTGTGCCGCTTGTCATGGTCAGAATGGTGAAGGAATGGCAGTATTCCCAGCACTTAAAGGTCAAACTGCAGATTATATTGTAGGTAGACTTAATGCATACAAGAACAGAGAAACAGTCGGTGCAATGTCTTCTACTATGTGGGCTCAAGCAGGAATGTTGAGTGATGCAGATATCAATATGATTGGTAAGTTTATAGAGGTAGAACTAAAGTGAAGACGACTGAAGAGAAAGTATTACAAGTCGTTAACTTATCACCTGATGAATCTTGGATTGAGAAAATTGTTGAAGTTCACCCCATGAAACAAGTTGCAGTAATGTCAGTAGTTCAAGTAGTAGTATTTGGATTTATGTTACTTGCATTTTGGTTAATCAATATAGGATTGGGTAAGTGAAACACGTAGGATTCCCATTACCGAGTGAAATGTTTAACTCACCTCCGAAAGAAAGAGAGGATTGGGATAAACATGTTGCAATCACAAAACTATTAGATATCCCCCTCAAATGTCCACATTGTGACGAGAAATTAGGGAAGATAAAATGAAACACTATATAATAGGTACAACTGTAGGTTTATGTATGTTTTATCTTGCCGTTGGTGAGATAGATAGAATGAGTCGTGCAGTGGAGATACAATCGTTTATGAAGAGTAGAGTTAAAGATACTATCTCTTATTAGTATATTCCAACGCGGCAACATATTTATTTTATCATAGATTTCCCATATGTCTAGTGGGTTTCTTCAAATAATTCAAAAAAATAAATACTTAAAAACCCTCTTACAAAATAAGAGATTTAGTGTATAATAGATTCATGACTACTAAAAAAGACCCTAAAAAGGCCGAACACTACGTTAATAACAAAGAGTTCACTGCGGCAGTCTCCGAGTTTAACATTTCATGTAAACTTGCAGAAGAAAAAGGTAAAGTCAAACCTCAAATGACAGAATACATTGGTGAATGTATCTATAAGATTGCGACTCGATTATCGACTCGTCCTAATTTTATCAACTACACATACAGAGATGAAATGATATGTGATGCAATTGAAAATTGTATTCAGTATATCGGTAATTTCAACCCCGAAAAATCAAGTAACGCATTTGCATACATAACACAAATTTGTTATTATGCATTCCTCAGAAGAATCCAAAAGGAGAAAAAACAGGTCTTCATTAAACAACAGGCCACGGACGCTGCTGGAATGATAACAAGTGCATTCGATACAATTGACGGACAACACGACCCAACTCTAATCAATACTAATGTTGAATGGATGCAAGAAAATATGAATCGTGTTGAATACGAACCTCGTAAATCCCGAACAAAAAAAGTTAAAAAAACAACTAATCTAGAAAAATTTACTGAATGAAAATAGCCTTATTAAATGATACCCATTGTGGTGTCCGAGGTGATATGATAGAAATGTCAAATTACCAAGGAAGATTCTACAATGAAGTGTTCTTTCCATACTTGGACGAACACAAAATAAATCACATAATCCACTTAGGAGATTACTTTGATAGGAGAAAGTATATAAACTTTGCTTCTATGAAAGCAAATATCAAACATTTCATTGACCCAATGACTGAACGTGGTATTACTATGGATTTGATTTTAGGTAATCATGATACTTATTACAAGAATACAAATGAAGTTAATTCACCCGAGTTGTTATTATACAAAGAGGAGAATGTAAATGTCATTCAAGAATGTGAAGTAAAAGAATATGACGGATTCAATATTGCACTTGTTCCTTGGATTAACCCCGAAAACTATGCAGACGCAGTAGACTTTTTAAGAACTGCAGAGGCAAGTTGGTGTATGGGTCATTTCGAATTTGAAGGTGCTCTAATGATGCCAGGCATGACGTGTCAACATGGATTTGACCATTCTTACGTAAGTAGATTTGAGACAGTTTTGAGTGGTCATTTCCACCAAAAATCTGAGTTTGCAAACATCAGATATCTTGGGTCTCAAATGCAATTTACTTGGTCAGATTATGGAGATAACAAATACTTCCATATATTTGATACTGAGACTCAAGAACTTACCCCAGTTTTAAATCCAATCACTATGTTTGAGAAATCATTCTATGACGATACAAAAGAAACTTTTGAAACAATATCAAACATGGACTATTCTAAATTTACAAACAAATTTGTAAAAGTAATAGTAGTAAACAAGGACAATCCTTACTGGTTTGATACATTCTTAGATAAATTACATTCTGCAAATCCATTACATGTTGCAGTTGTAGACGATAACAAACATATGGATTTCTATGGTGATGATGATATAGAAGATATTGAAGACACCTTAACTATACTAAACAACTATATTGACGGGTTAGAGATACAAGGGAAGAAAAAACCTCTTGCAGAACTTATGTCGTCATTATATAATGAGGCACTGGACGAACATAACTATCTATGATAAATTTTAAGAAAGTAAGATATAAAAACTTACTATCGAGTGGTAATAAATTTACTGAAATACAATTAGACAAACACCAAACAACACTTATCTTAGGTGATAATGGTGCTGGTAAATCCACATTACTCGATGCACTTTGTTTTGGACTCTATGGTAAAGGGTTCAGAAATCTAAAGAAAGACCTACTAATCAATTCTGTTAATGGAGGAAACCTTGTAGTCGAGGTTGAGTTCTCTATTGGTAAGAAACAGTATCGGGTCATGAGAGCAGCTAAACCAAACAAATTCGAACTCTATGTTAATGACGTATTCGTCAATCAAGACGCAACAGTCAGAGACTATCAAGAACACTTAGAAAAGAACATACTCAAAATGAGTTATCGTTCCTTTACTCAAGTTGCAATCCTCGGGTCGGCAAACTTTACACCTTTCATGCAATTAAAAGCAACTGATAGACGTAAACTTGTAGAAGACCTTTTGGATATATCAATTTTTTCTACTATGGGAGATATCCTTAAGAAAAAAATCTCTAACCATACTGTTGAGGTTAGAGAGAATAATCATGAAATCGACTTACTTGAAGAAAGAATTAACGGACTAAATGAACAACTTAATGCACTTCGTGAAAATCGTGAATCGAAAATCCTAAAATATGAAAATACTGTTAATGAAACTCAAGAGAATATTAACAAACTTTTAGGGGACATAGATGAAAAGACGGAAAATGTGGTGGAGAAAAAATCCACCATCACAGATAAAGATATTAAAGAAAGTAAACTCAAACAAACAGTTGACATGGAAGCTAGACTTGAGGACGCTCGAAGAAAAGCAATTAAAGATATTGAATTCTACGAGAACAATGACGATTGTCCCACATGCAAACAGGGTTTAGACCATGAACACAAGAAGAAACACATACAGGAAAAAGAAGTTAAGGTCTCAGAAATCAAGGAGGCGGTTGCAAAACTTGAACTCCAAACCGAAGAACTTAATGTCAGAATCCAAGAAATAAACGGAATCCAAGACGCTATACTTCAGATTCAAAAAGAGATTGGTATTCTACAAACAGAAGTTGTATCTAACCAAAAGTTTGTTCAGAAGATTCAGAAAGAAATAGAAGAACTGAAAAAAGAAGGAACTGGTAATGGTGACGTTGCAGAACGAATCAATGATAGTGAAGAGAAACTAGATATTCTACATGCAAAGAAAGAATCATTAGTTGACCAACAACACTACTTTGAAATTGCACAAGTATTACTCAGAGACCAAGGTGTAAGACAAAAGATTATCAAACAGTATGTTCCAATTATGAATAAACTAATTAACAAGTATCTTGCACAATTAGAATTCTATGTTGGTTTTGAATTGAATGAAAAGTTTGAAGAAACAATCAAGTCTAGATTCAGAGACGTATTCAAATATGATAACTTCTCACAAGGGGAGAAAATGAGAATCGACCTTGCACTACTATTCACATGGAGAAGTGTTGCAAGAATGAAGAACTCAGTGAACACTAACCTATTGATTTTAGACGAAGTTTTTGATTCTTCATTAGACTCACAAGGAACAGACGATTTCTTAAAATTACTAAACACCTTGACAGAAAAGACGAATGCATTTATTATTAGTCATAAAGGAGAGGCACTTTATGATAAATTTAATGACGTTATTAGGTTTGAGAAATACAAAAACTTCTCGAGAATTGCAGAATAATATAAATAGTAATATGAAATCATTCTCAGAATTCACTAGTCCAACATACGAAGGGGTCAAATTAGACTTACCTAAAGTTATATCTGAAGGTTCTAAAATGTCTAAGGGAGACCTATTCAAAAGACAGAATAGAAGTGGATTCTTACAAAAAGCAGAAGACGGAGTATTACTCGATAAGGACGGAAACGAACTTAAGATAAAAGACAAAGACCTTTGGAGTGAATTGTCTAGTGAACTACAGTCTGCTGGAGACGAAAAAGATTTAACACTATGGACACCTAAGAACTTCAAACAAGTGTTTGGAACTACATTAGGAAATGTTCTGAAAGGTGGTAATGGTTTCTCACCCATAAATCAAGCAAATCCAACTGGTGAAGATTGGGAAGCTGGTATTGCAGTAGGACTTCAAAAATTAGGAAAAGGTATAGACTATAACTCACCCGAGTGGTTGAGGTTTGATAAGTATTGGACTGATTGGGAAGAGTCTGCAATGAAAACTGCAATAGATTTCAAAAACAAATTAGGTATATCAGAACTTAAACAAACTGGTTCTATGAAAGTGGGTGGACTTACTAAAGAGTGGAAAGGAACAAACACTACACCTAAAACCGACCTTATGGATAAGAGTGGTAAGATTAGAGTATCACTTAAAAAATCGGGTGGTTCTCAGTTAATGTCTGCTGGTAAAGCAGAAGCAATATCTACAGTAGAAGCTGCAATGAGACAATATGGAAACTCTTCAAGTGGTCAAAAAGAAGCACAAAAATTAGTTAAAGAACTAGAAGAGAAAATGATTAAGTTATCTCATAAAGGTGCAGTAGGTGATTTAGAACAACTTAAAGGTAAAGATAAATTATCAAGAGAAGAAGAAGATAAACTTGCAGAATTAGATATTGGACACAACTATGCACAAGAACTCAATCAAAGGTTAGAACAAACTTTTAATGGTAATGAAGAATTGAAAAAACTATTTTGTTATGAGGCTGCAACTGGTCATGCAAAGTTCGGTAGAGACACTTGGCCAACTGCAACAATGATTGCAACCTTCTATGAAGGTGGAGGTCTCTCACATGTTCAAAACTTAAGAGACCCACTAAAACATGGTGGAGCACTTGCCTCGGGAAATGACTTTTATGTGTCATTCAAATCAAGTGGTAAAAGTTCACCATATCTTTCTTTAAGAAGTAAGAAAGCAAAACAAAATCTACGTATGGACACCCTCTCAGATATCATACACAACGAATGTGGAAATTCAAATCTTTTCTTAACAGAAGAGGTAGAAAATCTAACTGAATCACAACTGATAAATAAACTTATGAAAATGTCAAAAGAGTTTTCTTCTAAAGTTGCAAATGCCGCTAAGAAGATTCTCAATGAGATTACTAAGAGAATACAGAATGCATTCAATTGGATTAAGAAACAAGGTGCAAAAATATGGAATGCAATCTTGTATTTCTTTGGATTTCAAATTTCAGATGTAAGAGTCAAAGGAGGAGGGGTTTACCCGCTAGTATAATATGTATGAATTGATAGACGAGGCTTCAAAAGTCTTACGCACACCACCACCCGTTTTCGATTTCGAGAACCCACCCGAAGACCCAAAAGAGATTGAAACAAATCTTGCAAGTGCAATGGAACGATTTGGTGGAATTGGATTATCTGCAAATCAGTTGGGATTAGATTACAGAGTATTTGTAATGAGAACTGCAGACAGTGGTATCAAAGCATTCTTCAATCCCGAAATAACTAAAGTTTCTCAAGATACAGATTTAATGAAAGAGGGTTGTCTATCTTTCCCCGACCTTTATCTAATGATTAAAAGGTCAAAAGAGATAGAACTAAAATACCAAGACGCAGAGGGTGAAGAACACACTATATACCTTACAGGGTTAGGTGCAAGGTGTGTCCAACATGAATGTGACCATTTAAATGGAATACTATTCATACAACGTGCGTCTAGACTCAAAGTTGAACGTGCATTAAAATCACGTCCAAAAGAGAGACGTAAGAGAATTGATTATGAAACAAGAATTGCAATCGCAAGAGCTATACAAGAACGAGAAAGTTCTGATACTTCCGAATCTGATAACGGAACAGGAATCGAAGGACTTGATTCTGTATCTGAAGACGCACGAGCATCTTAGAACAGTCGGAGACGGGTCAGATTACACTGCAATAAACATATTGCACATTCATACCCAATGGGTTCGTGATATCTTTAATAGATTAGCATTTGACGTTACCTCAGAAATCTATAAACATTCGGGTTTAAGAGTATATCCCGAAATGTCTGCAATAAATGAGTGGAAAATCGGTGGTGTTCAAGAACCACATAATGACTCAGTTTCAGACGTTGATATAAGAGAAGGTATTAAGGACGAAACAAGTCGTGAATGGACTGTAATTCTCTATATAAATGGACACGAAGATTCCGTTGAATCATTCAGAGGTGGTGAAACTTACTTCCCACATGAAGGCCCAACTGGTCAAATAATGACACCAGTAAGGGGTACAGGTATAGCATTCAGAGGAATCGACTTAGAACACGGCGTATACCCCGTCAGAAGAGGTTCTAGGTACACTATATCACAATGGTATAGTAGTAATAGAAGTCGTATAATTACAGACGAAAGAACAAAAGACCTTCACGCAAACCACCTATCTTTAAGACAATCGTCTTAATTTCAAAATATCTCATATGAGGGCTTGACTATAACCCTCACTTTTTTGTATACTAATAGAGTAATAAAAAAGGAGAAACAATGTTAACACTATCTGACTATCAATGTCCCGACTACGAGAGTGGTCTTTATAAAGGTATTCCAATGGAGTACAGAAATCACCCTAAAGTTCAAGAAATAATGAAGACTAGGTTGTTCACTGTAAGATACAGAGGCAAATCAAAACCAGGCTTTTATAAGAGAGCAGCTCATCATTGCATAAAAAAGTATGCAGATACCTTTGCAATCTATCCATATGCAAACTATGACGAATATCAAACTAAGGACGATTACCTTGGTCTTGAGAAACCTAAGTTTGACCCTGTTATAAGGAACTACGAAGAGGTTATGGATTTCAGAAAGATGCACATAAAATTCACATGTGAGGTCGCAAAACAGATTGATTTAAGTACAATTTAATTGAAACTAAAGCTTGACAATAACCGCCACTTTTTAGTACAATAGAATCATGACAAAAAGAAATCAAAAAGACACCCTTGCAAAACTAATGGCAACAGAGAATATTACTGTTGTTCATAAGAAAATACCAACTGCATATTTTGACGTAAAGAATAGGATACTTGCTTGTCCTATCTTTAAAGAAGATATCAGTGATGAACTCTATGACCTATTCATGGGTCATGAAGTTGGACATGCATTGAATACACCTTACGAGGGTCTTCATTCTGCATTAGAACTAAACAGAACACTTAAAGGATATCTTAACGTTGTTGAAGACGTTAGGATTGAGAAAGCAATCAAAAACAAATTCCAAGGATTGAGGAAGTCTTTCTTTACTGCATACAATGAATTGATGGAAATGGATTTCTTCCAACTTAAGAAAAGAAATCTTGCAGAACTTTCATTGATTGACAAAATCAATTTACAAACTAAAGTCGGTTCAAGACTTGGTCTTAAATTCAATACAGTTGAACAAGGTTTCTTAGATATGGCAGAAGCATGTAAGACTTGGGAAGACGTTGTTGAATGTGCAACTGCAATCTATGAGTATTCTAAAGAGAATGAGACTAGAACTGAAGATGACGAAATGTTAGTTCCTCAAATGTTTGACGTTGGTGATGAAGAAGAAGGAGACGAAGAAGAACAAGAAGAAGAATTTGAGTCTTCTAATGAAGATTATGAAGATGAGTATGGTGATTCAGAGGAAGACGAAGAAGAAGATTCTCTTCCCGAGATTGGTGATAATGTCGACCAAGGTGATTCAGAGGAAGACGAAGTTGACGAAGAAACTGAAACTGAAGAAGAGGCAGATAATCAAGTCAAGTCTACTGGTGGTAAAGAAGGTGGTAAAGACCAAGGTTTCCACGATGACGAAGATGGTGCAAGGGAATCAATCACTGAACACTTTGCACATAACAATGAAGAACAATTTCTTTCAGACGAAAACATAATCATGTCTTCAATCAATCTAAAAGATACTTTCAAAAACAACGATATGAAAGATGTTGTTATTCCTTTCAAGACAGTTATTAGTGATTGGAAAAAATATATTACTGATAACGATTCTTACTATAGTGAAGAGAGAAGATTCAAAGAATATTCTAGAGGTTGTTTTGCTGCGAAGAGATTGGAACAAAAAAACAAAAAGATTGTTGCTCACATGGCAAAAGAATTTGAGATGAAACAAACTGCAAAAGTTTCTAAGAAAGCATTTACTGGTAAAACTGGTAAACTTGATATGAATAGACTTGCAAAATATCAAATTGTTGATGACATTTTCAAAAGAGCAATTTACCTTCCCGAGGGTCAGAACCACGGGTTGAATGTTCTTGTTGATTGGAGTGGTTCAATTTGTGATGAAGTTACAGACCTTCTAGAACAATCAATGATTCTTGCAGAGTTCTGTAGAAAAACAAACATTCCTTACAGAGTGTATCTATTCTCAGACGCATATTATACTGGAAGAGAAAAAGAAGATGATTATGGTTATAGAGACAATGGTGGAAAACTTATTGAAATACTTTCTAACGAAATGAACAATAGACAACATAAAGAAATGATGACTTACTTGGGTTGCATGTATGCAAACTACTTCAGTCAAAAGATTGGTTGGAGAAACTATCAGAAGTCAATTGCAAAATACAATGAGTTCTTTGGTGAGTTCGAAGCACTTTCAGATGATGGAAGATACTGGGACGTTGAAACAAACTTCAGACCTCAGAATTACAGACTAGGTGGAACTCCACTTGACCAAACACTTGTTGCACTTAGAAAATTATTGCCTGAGTTCAATGCAAAATACAATGTCGAAAAATCAATCTTGACTGTAATCACTGATGGATTCTCACATAGTGCAGACTTCCTTCAAATCACTGGTGATGAGAGAAGAGACATTGCAGAACAAGAAAAAACTATCGGTGAAGACTCTTGGAGATGTAGAAAAGGAAGAGACTTAATTGACCCTTATCTAAACAAAGTGTTCACTCTTAACAAACCCGAAAGTGGTTATGGTTATAGAAGTAGTTTTGAAACTACTCAGAACCTTCTACACTGGATATCAGAAACTTGTGATGTGGTTATCACTGGATACTTTGTTCTAGGTAGAAAAGCAGACCTTTACAACATTATGCCTTTTGTCAAAGGAGAAAACTTTTATGACTATGATTCTGCATGGAGAGAAATCAGAAAAGAAGGTAAAGTGTTCAAGTGTCATGGGTATAACAAACTGTTTATTACCCATGCAAACAACATGCAAACTGATGGTTCTGATGAACTTGGAGAAGAGTATGTTGATGCAAAAAAAGTGAGGGTAATGGCTGCCTTCAAAAGAAATCAAAAATCTAAAACAACTTCAAGATTTTTGACTAACGAATTTATCAAGGAGATAGCATGATGAAAAACTATGAAGTGAAGTATGAAAATATGACGAATATAACTGCAGTCTTATCGAAAGATGACTTTAGGACATTTACAGAAAAGGTGGATATTGCCTCTTCTAAGGGTGTCGACATTCCTCATATCGTAGAATATGATACAGTATTAGACACTTACGAAGTGATACTACTGGATAACAGTAAAACAATGGAAGAATTAGATAGGATAACATCATGAGAGACCCTTTAAGAGTAGACCCAGCATATTATATTTCAACACAAAATGACTACAGTAAATTTGCAGACGCAGTTATGGACGTGGGGCCTGCACCTTGCGTCAGATATGATTGTCCTATGTTCAATGAATGTAAAACTGAAGAGAAGGAATGTTTTGCATTTAGAATTTGGGTCAACAATGGTGGTGAACTAAACGAAAAACAACAACTAAAAATGGGAACAAGATTTGAGCAAATTAAATAAAAATATGCTTGACTATAGGTGCCACTTTTTAGTATACTATACAAGATGAGAAAAATAACTAATAACAACTTAAAAAGGAGACTATATGGATAAAAGAAGTTATGACAGAAGTGAATCGATTGACGTGATGGGAAAGCCGTTTCACTACACACCCGATAGGAAGGAATTTTTAGATACACTGGTATCTAAGTATCCGAATCAATCGGTTTTTACTAAAGAAGAAATTGACAATACTGGGACGTTCCCATATTGGGTAAAATCTTCTAGGTACAATTTTAGAGACAATGGTGTCTTTAATCTTACCCAAATTATCGGTGGATACAATGGTGGATATTCTGAATCTGCAGTTGTTCCTCCTGTAAATCCAGCACCTCAAGTGGTTGCAGTTGCACCACCAGTTGCTCCACAAAACATGCCAGTTGCCGCTGCGACTGAGTCTGTTAACTTGAATGACAATATTAAAATCATTCCCGAGAAGATGTCTAACTATGTTCCTTTTGGACATTTCAAAGACGTTAAAGGAATTATCAAGTCCAAAATCTTTTTCCCAGTATTCATTACTGGACTAAGTGGAAATGGTAAAACTCTTATGATTGAACAAACATGTGCTCAATTGAAGAGAGAACTTTTCAGAGTTAACATTACAATCGAGACTGATGAAGACGACCTAATGGGTGGTCATACTTTGGTCAATGGTAATGTTGTCTTCAGAGAAGGCCCTGTTATCAAAGCAATGAGAAAAGGTGCTGTCCTTCTTCTTGACGAAGTTGACTTGGGTTCTAACAAACTTATGTGTCTACAATCAGTTCTTGAAGGTAAAGGATACCTAATCAAGAAAACTGGTGAGTGGGTTTCACCTAAAGAAGGTTTCACAATTCTTGCAACTGCAAACACTAAAGGACAAGGGTCTGATGATGGAAAGTTCATAGGAACTCAAATCATGAATGAAGCCATGTTGGAAAGGTTTGCAATCACAATGCAACAAGAATACCCACCAGTTACTACTGAGAGAAGTATTCTTAAAAAAGAAATGGCACTTACTGGTGATGTTGACGAAGAGTTCTGTATCAAACTAGTAGATTGGGCAGACATAATCAGAAAAACCTACTATGAAGGTGCGATTGATGATGTCATTACCACTAGAAGATTGGTTCACATTGTCAATGCATTCAGAATGTTCAATGACAAACTCAAGTCAATAACCATGTGTATTTCAAGGTTTGACGAAGAGACTAGAAATAGTATCCTCGACCTCTACTCCAAAATTGATGCTGGAGTAGACTTGAATGCAGAAAACCCAGTTGACGAAACTGAGTCTTCAGAGTATAATGATTAGTATGTTTGGTAAAAAGAACAAAATTGATTACAGATATAACGAGGGAGAACTCTTAAATGAGTTTTCCCAGTATATCGACAACACCTATAAACAACATTATAGTTTAAACAAATACCAGTCCACTGAATTTATTATTGACAGTGGTCATGGTGAGGGTTTTTGTATCGGGAACATTATGAAATATGCACAACGATACGGAAAAAAAGGTGGGAAGAATAGAGCAGATATCTTAAAGGTATTACATTATGGTCTATTCATGTTACATGTTCACGACAAAGCGACAAAGGAGGCTAACAAGTGATGAAAATTAGTAATGATACGAGAGATATCTTCAAAAATTTCTCAACAATAAACCAAGGGATTAAGGTTTCAAGTGGTAATACACTTCAGACAATCTCTAATATGAAAAACATTCTTGCAGTTGCAACTGTATCTGAGGACTTTCCTCAAGATTTCAGTATCTACAATCTGCCTGAATTCTTAGGTGCAACCAGTTTACTGGAAGACCCCGACTTTCAATTTGGTGATGCAAGTTTAACAGTTGCAGACAACAATTCAAGTCTTGCATATTTCTATGCAAGTGAAGGTATGGTGACTTCACCCGAGAAAATGATAACAATGCCTGACGCAGAGATTGGAATTGATATTTCCTCTACACTTCTAAACGAGTTGCAGAAAGCTGCTAGTGTTCTAGGTGTAGGTGATTTGGTTCTTTCAAGTGATGGAACTACTATCACATTGCAAGTGACAGACAAAAAGAATTCAACTTCAAACACATTCTCAAGAATCGTGGGTGAAGGAAATGGTGTTTCATACACTATGAACTTTAAGATTGAGAACCTTAAAGTCCTAGATGGAAACTACGAAGTATTAGTTTCGTCAAAAGGAATCTCACACTTTAAAAACAAAGATGTGGATTTAGAGTATTTTATTGCATTGGAGCCTGATTCTAAATACAATGTTTAACCTATATAATAGTGTAGGTATTGTGCTAGTCTCTACAATGCATACGGGACATAAGACTTCTCATCAATCTTCAAGGGTTCTTATGACAGTTAATTCGGAGGGGTTTTAACTTCTTAATATGAATACAGAATTTTTATTTGTAGAAAAGTATCGTCCTCAAACAATTGAGGACACGATACTACCCGAAGGTATCAAAAATACATTCAGAGAGTTCGTTAAACAGGGTGAGATTCCTAATCTCATGTTATGTGGAAGTGCTGGTGTTGGTAAAACAACTATTGCAAAAGCACTTTGTAATGAAATGAATGCAGACTTTATTGTAATCAATGGGTCAGATGAAGGTCGATTGATTGATACCCTCAGAACTAAAATCAAAAACTTTGCATCTACAGTATCACTCAGTGGTGGTGCAAAGGTAGTCATTCTAGACGAAGCAGACTACATAAGTGCAGATAGTGTTCAACCTGCCTTGAGAAACTTCATAGAGGAGTTCTCTTCCAACTGTAGGTTTATCTTTACTTGTAATTACAAGAATAGGATTATAAAACCACTACATTCACGAACCACTGTTATAGATTTCAAAATGACACCAAGTGATAAACAACAACTTGCTGGTGTCTTCCTTCAAAGACTTAAAGAGATATGTGAAACAGAGAACATACAATTTGACGAGAAGGTACTTGTTGAACTTATACTTAAGTTCTTCCCCGATTTCAGAAGGTGTATCAATGAGGTACAACGTTATGGTGTTAGTGGTGTAATAGACACTGGTCTTATTGCAACACTCGCTGAAGAGAAACTAACACCTCTCATTGATATGATGAGAGATAAGAACTGGACTGGAATGAGAAAATGGGTTGCACAAAACTCAGACAATGATTTCGATTCCTTGTTCAGAAAGGTTTTCAATACACTTGAACAAAGACTAGAATCTTCTAGTATTCCAGCAAGTGTTTTGATTATTGCAGATTATCAATACAAATCTGCATTTGCAATGGATAGTGAAATCAATTTCGTTGCATGTCTAACAGAAATTATGTCGGAGTGTAAATTCAAAAATGGGTAAACTCAGACAATGGTTTAGGTCGTGGGTCGATAAACAAATCGAACAGTCTTTACAAAGAAAGGCAAACAAATTGTTTATGAAACACAAAGTTAAAACTGTAGATGGAGATAATACATGACACAATATGATGAGAGAGTCGAATATCAAAGAGACTTACTAGCAGCTGAAGAGTGGGCAAAAACTATTAAATCAGTTCACGCACATTCACTTAATTCAATGTGGTACGATACAAGACCACAAGATACTGAAGACGGAAAAACTGTAATGGATACACAATACTTCAGTGGACTTATTAAACGAGAAACTCATGACGGACATACACTTTACTTTGGAGAAGAACTCAAAGGTGAAGAACTTGTATACGAATTCAGAAGAAATGTCTAAAAGAAATCCTTTTGATTTTGTAAAGTCGGTCTCTTACGACAAAAAAGACCTCATGGTTGATGAGGTCGAAGAGAAATCATATCAACCATTCCTAATAAATAAAGCACTATCTTATCACCAAGATTCTGTTTTTCTTACTAACGAAATGAATGTCAGACACGGAGTAGACAATCGTCTTCAATACGTGTTTTTCCTAAATACTCTTAGGAAAAGACAAAGGTTTTCCAAATGGAGTAAACCTTATGTTAGTAAAAAACTCGATATAATCAAAGATTATTATCAGATATCAACTAGAGAAGCAAAAGAATATGCAACACTACTATCTGATAAACAATATCGTGAATTGAAAAATAGAATGTTAACTGGTGGTAGAGATAATGGATAACCAAGAAGAAGTAGTAAAAGACCTAGTAGAGGTCACATTCCCCGAAAAAGACGATTTTTTAAAGATAAGAGAAACACTTAGTCGTATAGGTGTCGCCTCACGTAAAGACAAGGAACTATTCCAATCATGTCATATTTTACACAAACGTGGTAAGTATTATATCACTCATTTCAAAGAACTTTTCAAACTAGATGGTAAACCTTCTAACTTAGACGAGTCAGATATTGCAAGAAGGAACACTATAGTGTCTCTTTTAGAACAATGGAAACTAGTATCTGTAGTCAAAAAGACCCAAATAGAAGACCCAAAAGCACCTCTAAGTCAAATCAAAATCATTCCATTTCGTGAAAAATCAGACTGGAAATTAACAACAAAATACTCAATCGGTTCCTCAAATACCTAAATATATCTGTTATAAATAAATAACTAAATGGAGGAACTTATGCTAACAGCTATAGCAGAATTCATTATGGGTATTTGGAATATCTTAATGGTTATTCCAATCGTGATATCAATTTGTAGTGTTATCGTCGCATTGACACCAACACCAAAAGATGACAAGATATGGGCGAAGGTATACACATACCTAGAAGTCCTTGCACTTGCAATTGGCAAGGCAAAGGATAAAAATCCATTGTTAAAAAAATAAATAGAGGTAATTTATGGAAATTATAATTGGACTTATTGTAATCGTGGGATTAGTTTACTTTTTTCAAAAGAAAGAGGATAAGAAGTCAGTTGCAAAACCGACTCCTAACCCTAAAAAACCAAGTGTTGCAGAATTAAAGAAACTTACCAAGAATCAACTCATAGAAATGGCAGATAAGAAGAGTCTTAAAGTCAAAAAGAGTGGTTCAAAGGCTGCGGTTATAACAGAATTACGAGACCAGTTGTAAACTGAAACGTGATTAACAAAAAGGGGACTTCGTCCCCTTTTTTTATATAAATAAGGGTATGGATATATTTGCATTGATAAGTGAAGTGGGAGCTCCAATTGCTGGAAGTTTAGTTATGGGGTTCTTTATTTTCACTGTAATCAAGCAGATACTTGAGGGTGTCGTTGATTCTATCAAGACCTTAACCATGTTTTGTAAGAGTTTAGAGAATCGTGCAAGAACAATGTCTAACGAAATGATTAAGATAGACATGTTAGTGTCAAGTGCCTTAGAACTCAGACCCGATATAGAGAGAGTTGCACGTGCAGAGAACTTTATAGAAGACGGGAAACTTGATGTGAGAAGGGACTAGTGGAAAACGTAGCACAACTTATATCTGATTATGGATTTCCAATCGTAATGATGGTTGGACTTGGTTATTTCGTATATTACATATGGTGGTTTGTGGGTGAAAAATTGGAACCCGAAATCGAAAAACAACACTTTGCATTGATTAAAGTGATTGACCAAGTGCGAATGTTAGACCAAGACTTGATTCGTCTACAACAAAAAGTGGACGTAGTTCTTGAATATAAAGAGAACGCAAAGAAAAGAGGAAAGGCTATAACAGATGAAAAAACTGATAATAATAAGTAGTATTTGTTTTGCATTTACACTAAGTGCAGATGAAATAGTACACAAATTCAAAAGTCCAAGCTTCAGTGGTCTTGGACAAAGTTCACACTATCTTACTATCGAGAACCAAGAGAAATCTAGACGTGATAAGATAGCACAAGACATAGAAGACAGAATCGCAAAAGCAGAGAGAGAAGCAAACAACACTACGCTTGCAAAATTTTTAAGAAATGTCGAATCTAGAATCTATGCTCAAATTGCAAAACAGTTAGTAGAGAATATGTTCTCTAATGGAGAGGCTGCAAGTTTCGGAATATTCTCCATAGAAGGAAATACAGTCACATACGAAAAATTAGTCCTCGAAGACGGACAAGAAATCATAAGATTAACAATTGTAAGTGAGGACGGAACTGAAACTATTTTAGATATACCAGTTGCAACGGGAAGTTTCTAAATGAAACATTTAGGTTTATTAGGTCTATTGGTCTTGCTCGCTAGTGGGTGTGCAAGTGTGCCTTCTGTCAAGGACAGTTGCACTTCTACAGTTATGGAACGTGTAGGAACGTGTATTGAAGAGGCAGAAGTGGTAAATATACCTACTTACTTAGAATTAAGAGACCTACCACCTGCTGAAACAATGCCTATTGTTGCAGTATATGGGTTTTTAGATAAGACAGGACAGAGGAAGAGTAAAGACGGAATTGCATCTTTCTCAACTGCAGTAACCCAAGGTGCAGAATCATATTTGATTGATGCACTTAAAACTGCAAGTGGTGGAAACTGGTTTAGAGTTGTAGAACGAACAAATTTAGATGCACTCGTAAGAGAGAGACAAATCATACGAAGTGCAAGAGAAGACTTTGCAAATCAAGAAGGTAATGAAGATTCCCCAACAGGAATTCAACCTCTCTTATTTGCTGGTATCCTTCTTGACGGGGGGATAATTGGATATGATACCAACATTGAATCGGGAGGCCGAGGTGCAAGAACATTAGGCATCGGTGCTTCGAACTCTTATAGAAGAGATGTTGTAACTGTAAGTCTGAGAGGAATCTCTACACTTACGGGTGAAATATTACTTAATGTGCAAACTACTAAGACGATTTTATCGACTGGTGGGGGGTATGACGTATTCAAATTTATGGATATGGATACCCAATTAGTGGAAATAGAAGACGGAGTTGCAACTAACGAAGGAGTATCAAAAGCTACTCGTTCTGCAATTGAACTTGCAGTCTTAGAACTTATAAAACAAGGTGACAAAAGGGGATTTTGGAAGATAAATTGGCCGATAACTGATGCAAAAATAGAGCAAGAAGTGTCGGACTTTTTAGATGAAAATGAAATCGTCTTAGTTACAGAGGATAAAGAAAATGAAGAATAAACTTCTTTTATTATGTTTATCATTAGGATTAACTGGATTCGTGTTTGCTGGTGCAGACGATAACGAAGTATGGATTCAACAGTCAGGTGACAATTTAACGTTGAACATAACTCAGAAGGGTTATGGAAACAAATTAGGTGGAGACGATTTTTCGGGTTCATCTATAGATATGATTTTGACTGGTGCAACCAACAGTTTAACATTATTACAAGATGGAGACTCTAACAAATTGTACGGGCCTTTCATTGCAGATAGTTCAACAGTAAACTTAACTTTTACTGGTGATTCAAATGTTATGGATTGGAACGTAGGATATAGTGGAAGTGCTGATAACACAAACATGTTAGGAACAATTACAGGTTCATCGAACACATTCGATATTGATGTCGGATACGATGCTTCTGCAGAATATCTTAACTGGGATTTAACATTAAATGGGTCTTCAAACGTATTCACTACAAAAGTAGATAGTGATAACGCAGTTTGGAATTGGACTATTACTGGTTCTTCAAATGACGTTAACACTAACCAATCAGACGCAACTGATAATAGTATTACTGCAGTTTTAACTGGTTCTACAAATGATATCGACATCATTCAAAAGAGTGGTTCAGATAGTGGTTGTCCAAGTGGTCAATCATGTAGTGGTATTATTGATGTATCTTTCGTGACTTCTAATGCGAATATTGATATCGTTCAGAAAGATTCTAACGATTAACGTTTTACTAATTGGTTCACTTGCTTATGGTGAACCGATTGGTGAAATAGTTGAATACAAGGGATACGCAGGTCTTCAAAGGGACGGAGAGAATTCCGTTGTCCTTGCAGATAGTGAACCCTCAGTGTTGATGTATGATACAGCACAAACACAAAATGGGAGAATGAAGATTGAGTTCATAGGTGAAGAAGAACTGGACTTAACTGAACACTCCAAGGTTTGGATTGACGAGGTCTATTATGACCCCGACCCTTCTAAATCGAAAATGACAATCCGAATGGCACAAGGGACAGCTAGATTTGCCTCGGGTTTTGGTGGTAAGATAAAGAAAAGTAATATTAAAGTGTCAACACCTACAGCACAAATTGCTGTGGTTGGAACAGATTTCACTACAAGTATAGATGAAATCGGAAGGTCACTTGTTATACTTTTGCCTGATAAATGGGGAAATCCCTCGGGTAAAATAATAGTGAGTAATGCTGGTGGAAGTGTTACATTGGAAGAAGCTTATCAAGCAACTATGGTATCCACCTTTGACGATTCACCGACTAAACCAGTGAAAGTCAATGGGATTACTGTAGGTATGATTGATAATATGTTTATTGTTAATCCACCTGATGAAGTTGAGAATCAAATTGCAGAGGAACAACAAACAGAAAATGATAGTAGCAACATTCTTGACGTAGACTTCCTAGAGTTTAATGACTTAGAAGAGGATTACTTTGAGGAAGACGAACTAGAATATACAGAACTCGATAGAGATTTATTAGATATCGATTTCTTACAAGATTTACTAGATGTGGTTTTAGAGATTGACCGAAAGGTTGGTATTGATGTAGAGAAAAAGGCAGACGCCTTTTCAGTTGCAAGAATAGAAGGAACTGCATTTGGGTTTGATAAAGACACTCAATACAATACAATTGTTGATAAGGGTCTTGGTCAAATTTGGTTCTACAGGGAAGTTAATGGAATCATATCCATTAAAATACCAATCTATGCACAAGCAACGATTAGAACTGAAACAGACGAAAAAGGTTCACTAATTAAGGTGGGTGATGGTTCGTCTATAAATATTTCCATTACACAAACAAACTAGGAGAAAATATATGAATAAGATGTTAGAGAAACTCCGTGACTGGCACGAAATCCAAATTGACGGATTTCAAAAAGCATTATTACTGGACAACTACCACATGATGTGGTTATCATTCGGTAAGGGAGTAATATTTACATTATTATTTTTATGGATTATCTAGAATGAATAAAGTTTTATTATTAGTTTTATTGACACCTCTTGCGTGGGCTGGGGACAACCATGTCCACGTTGAGCAGGTGGGTAGTGGAGACGTTGACCTTGACATAGTCCAAAAGGGATATGATAACGAAGTCAAGTTTTCATTTGCACACGGAGGAAACGTGTTCAATATTGCACAAAACGGAAACGGAAATTCTGTTTCTTGGGTCTCATATTGGGGGCCTGGAAAATCATGGGGTGGTGACGTAGACGGGACTAACAAGACTGAAAACATTGAACAACACGATGGTGCAACATATGGTAGACACATATGGGGTAATAGTAATACAGTAGACCTATATCAAAATGGAAGTCACACCCATAACTTAGACATACACTCACATTCAGTAGACCACGAAATACACCAATCGGGTAGTGGTTCACACTATGCACATACCTATTTCTATGGAACTGCAACTGGTTCAGATACAACAATTACACAACAAGGTTCGGGAAACCATAATGCACAAATCACTTTACAGGGTGCATATCCAACAACATTGAATCTAACCCAAACAGGAAGTACAAACAAATCATATTCACTTACACAAAATTGTGCAACAACAAGTGGGTGTAGTATATCGGTAACACAACAATGACACAAGTAGAATGTCCTAAAGAGTATTACGAATGTCTCACTGAAGAAGAGTATGACGACATATTAGACCTCTTCGAAGAGAATGATATTATAATGCCTGAATCAATGGGTGATGCAGAAGCAGCTGCAAATTTCGTATGGCAGGTTCTATTCCTAACACCTATCGAATTAGTTTATATCGGAGTCACAATGACAGTTCTTGCAACATATGGATTATCAATATACTATATGTTCAAAAGAATACAAAAGAAATTTAGTTAATGTATAGTTGGAAAACAGTCCTAATCACTATAGGTGCATTAGTAGGACTTAAAATTTGGTCACCTTATCTAGTAGAAAATATCACTTGGTCTTACTTTGATATTCTTCATCAGAGTAAGGAAAAAGTTCAGACGGAGAACATCGTCTTAGTCGACATAGACGAAAAATCACTTGAAGTGTTCGGACAGTATCCGATAAAACGTAGTATCTATAGGGATTTACTCCTTGACACTCATTACACTAATACACATGTTTTCACTATGTTGTTCAATCAACCTGATAGACAATCAGGAGAAGATGAGATTTTTGCAGAAGGATTGATAAACAGATTAACAATTCTATCAGCTGCACCGACCATACAAAAGGACACTGGTTCTGCACCATTCGTAGGTAACTCCACATTCGGTGGAGGTGAAGCAAAAGATTGGTTATGGAACTTTTCGGGAATATCAAGTCCTATCAGGATTCTTCAGGACAATACTTATGGAGTTGGAGTTACAGTTGCAACACCTAGTGTTTCGGGTACTGCAAACTTTGACGGGACAACAAGGTCAATACCACTAATCGTCACTGCAAACGACCAAGTGTATCCTTCTCTTGCACTAGAGACATTACGTGCATTATCAGACCAACCTTCATATCAAACTAGAATTACAGAGATAGGTGTTGAATGGTTACGAATGGGTAGGGACAAACCTATTACCACCACTCCAACGAGTGATGTAATGGTAACCTATTGGAACGAATTCCAACGGGTCTCTGCAGTAGACTTACCTAAGTTAAATCTTAATAATAAGATTCTTGTTTGGGGGTTAACTGCTGAGGGATTGAATAATCCAGTTTCAACTCCAGTGGGTACAATGTATCCCCACGAAGTTCAAGCAAACCATATCCAAACCGCCTTGTCAGGAGTTCAAATACAACAATCCTACTATCTTGAACAACTCGAGATTGTTCTTCTTCTGTTAGTTCTTGTATTGATATTGGTGATGGTTTACAAACTTCCCACAATTCTTTCGGGGGTATTGAGTCTAGGATTTGTAGGACTTCAGGTGGGTGGGAGCTATTATATTTGGACTTCAGAACTCGTTCTTTTCGATACCTTCTTTTCATCGATTGCCTCCATGATTGTTTTTGGTCATGCCTCTTTCAATCAATACTATACAACATACAAACTCAAAGAAGAAATTAAGAAGCAGTTCCAAAAGTATTTATCTCCCGACATGGTTGACCAACTTGCAGAAAACCCCGAATTATTGAAATTAGGAGGGGACAGAAAAGAACTTACATTCATGTTCATGGACATATGTGGATTCACCCCCATAAGCGAACACTATATGAAACAGGACGACCCCGAAGGATTAGTAGAACTTATCAACAGATTTCTTGACATGCAAACAAAAATAATACTAAATAATAATGGAACTATCGACAAATATATGGGCGACTGTATTATGAGTTTTTGGAATGCACCTTTAGATTGTCCCGACCATGCCGAGATGGCAGTCAAGTCTGCAGAAGAAATACTAATTGCTACCAAGGAACTCAATGAAGAACTCAAACCGCTTAATCTTCCACCCATTAACGTGGGTATTGGGATT